TAGTTCAGGATTTGCGTATACGCCACCTGTTCGCCCTAGCTTTCCACCAATAGCACCTATACGGGCATAGTAATCCTCGCCGTATTTTTCTTTCATTGTTTGTTTGGCTTTGGTCGCTCCGTCTTGTGTCTGACTCATTTCTTCTCCTTATAATTTTTAATTAACGCTTCTAATTCTTCTCTGGTGTACTTATAACCGTCTCGCTTGTAAGCGTCTTCGATTTTATGTAACCTCTCTGCTGTTCCCTTGCCGTAAACAATGTCTAACTTGACTGCATATCTACCATCGTTGCCTGACAAAAAATGATTGCACCGGGTACATTGGAGATTGACATTGGTTTCGTCATAGCGAAGTGTCTTACAACCTCGCTTGATGAAGTGTCCTGCATCTCCAGTTCCCTTACCCTCTACTGGTGTGATCTTCTCGCAGGTGAAACAGTAACCGCATGGTATTGATAGCCCCTCCTCGGTTTGTATATATAGGCCATCTACCGTGTCTCGATCTCTAATCCACCTACTGAATACCTTGTCTGCTTTTTTAATGAGCTTCGGTAACGGTTCTACTTTCTTTACCATTAGATTTCACCGAACTCTCTTATCATCATTTCTTGTTCTATGTCTTCATTTAACTGGCGTATAATGTCTTGCTCTAACTGAAGTAGCAGGTCGAGCATCCTTGCATTAGTGTCAGCGCCGTCTAAATCTATTACAGAAGAATTGCCATAGTTGAGTAATGATTCTAAGATATGCCTAAGCTCTGAAAGGCTTAACTCTAAAACTACATTAGGCTCATTAGGATATGTCGGTATATTCATTTTCTACCTCTGTTGGCATGTAGTATCCTACTGTTCTAGGTTTTCTGACTACATAAGCAACTTTGATCTTTCCCTTATTTTTTAACCCCGTGAATCTTCCGCTTATCTTATTAATGCCTACGCCGTAATGTTCGGCTACCATTTCTGATGTACAAGGGTACAATTCTTCTATTGCCTCAAGTACCCATGCTTCTTTATTGGTTAGCTTAGGCTCAACTTCAGTAAAGTAGTTTGCCAAGCTAATCTGTGACATCTGCCTCGTCATCGTCATCCCCCTCTAATTCCTCTAAGTCTGTTATTAGTTCTATCTCTAACTCCACAGCCGTAGCTAGAAACTCCTCGATTGAGTCAAAGTCTTCACTTTTAAGTTCTATGCCATCAAACTGTCCGAAAGGTTGAGACTTGATTCTCAACGCTCTCCCTGTGTGGTATCTGTATTTCATGCCTCACCCCTTACTCCTCTAGTTTCTCTTTTATGAGTTCTATGATCTTTTCCATGTTGGAGCGATAGAAAGTTTCAAAGCTCCCGTTTTGACCTCGCTGCTTCCAAAGAATGTAGAGTGTTGCTCTAAGTCTTTGGGCCTGAGTCTTGCTTCCAGTCATGCTGTCGGCTTTCTCGTCAGGTATGTCTTGTTCTGTTAAATCATCATTAGGTGAGAAAAGCAGATAACCCTCGCTATTCATTAAACTGAGTAGCATAGCTGCGTCTTTCCCTAATTCCCTTGTTTCAAACTTGAGTGAGTAGCTCCCGTCTTTGCGAGAGGCTACTCCGCCCAAGATTGCTGGTAGTAAAACCTTCATGGCTAGAACGGGATGTCCTCTAAATTGACTCCGTCGGCTTCTAAGCCTTTCCGTAAAGCTTCCCCAACATCTTCATCAGTTTGTTTGGGTTTAGGCTTGCTTGCCTTAAACTTTTCATATCCTGATCGTGAGGCTTCCTTTGGCTCGCTAATCGCTAAGCTTAGGAATGTACTACCGGTCTTACTTGTTTTTTCCCAAGCGGCGATTCTGTATTCCTTGCCTTCAACATTGAGCTTGCCTGTCTTAATCGGGTGGTTATCTGATTTGACTTCTTCTTCGTCAAACAACACGCCACGATTGGTATTGTCGTAATCCATATCTACCCCTTGTATTCCTTAATGAAATTAACTTCTGCCTCTACCGTTTCAAGAAATTGCGTAACAGCATCTTTCAATTCGCCTATATAGGTTGCGTCCCTTTCAACACGCATAATTAACATCTGAGCGTTTTCTGGTAAACGTGGATCAAAAGACACGAAATCGCACCAATCTTTTCCAGTTATCCAAAGTTGTCCTTGAACTTGTGCTAAGTATTGACTAGGTAGTTTGCCTGACTTTAAAGTTTCAATATGTGTACCTGTATTCGGACACTTGATCTCTATAAGCCCGTCTTCACCTATATATCCATCTGGGCTTGCTCCAGCTTCTAGCTCTTTATGCTCAACAAAACTTGCTTCAAGAACTTCATTTCCTGTGTGAAGTTCATACGCCAGTTTAGCTAAAGGTTCATTATCTATTCCCCACTGCATAGGGGTTGATGTATATCCATTTGAAGGTATGCCACTCAATCTCTCTGCAACTAATTCAGCACGATAGTTTTTCCTAGCTGCTGCTTCGCCAGTTTTAATCTTTGACATAATGTCGTTAAACCTACTGGCTGTCGCTTTGCCTAATCGAGCTGCATACCACTCTGGGCTACGCTGTTCCATCTTTAAGCTCCTTTATACGAGCGTTAATGATAGGCGTAACTTCAAGTTTCTGTGCTGGTGTAAGTTTGGCTAGTATCGCTTTGAAGTGAGCTTTTTTAGTGGCTAATCCGATCTCATCTATAACTTGATCTAGCTTATATTGCTCGAACTCTTCCATCTCTTCGCCGGTAGCAATTTGACCATTGTTAAGGTAGCCAAGTAGGGCTAATGCTCTACCTGTTGCCACTGTCTCTAATCGTTCAAATGCTTTTTCCTTATCCATCTTGCCGTAACTGTGTCCAGTAGCTTCTGCGCTAGATTCATCGGCTTTATCCTTTACAATCCTTGCTGAAAATACTACCGTGCCATCTTCTTGAAAGGTGGGCTTGGTTTCGATTAAAGAGCGTGGATGTGTTTCCCTAAACTCTTTTAATCGTTGGGGTACTGTTGCGTATTGATTCCCCTTTAAATTGATAGTTTGTACTGACATATAATTCTCCTTGCTTTGTCTAATCTTCCTTAATGTCTGCTGGGTCAAAAGTTTCTAACCATTCGATGTATTCATCTATCCCGTAATCGCTATCGCTTGGATCGCTCATTAGTCTTTGTCAAGGAAGCGTACTAATTCGTAAGCCCCTCTTAGCCCTATGATTACTAATGATGTTGTTACTACCCAATAAACTGCTATATGAAATGAATGGTTATGTAGTTGCGAGTAACTAAATACTGCTACTACTAGGAGCGATACAGCTTGTATGAACTGCTCGCCGTTATTAACTACACGCTTGGCGCTAGTTATTGCTGATTTACCTTGTTTCTTAATATTGCTCATATTCAATCCTTACGTTAGTTAATATTGCTTCCTCGCTATCAAAGCTTGGAACTAATTTGTTTCCTTGTTTCTTAAAAATTGTGAAGTGATCGTGGCATTGAACATCAACGTGGGTTGTACCCCAAGCGTCTGTGTACTGTGCCGTTGGCTGTTTAAAGCCTATAATTTATCTACCTGTTCTATCCATGTGTTCATATATCCCCCGTTCTGCCTAAGTGACTGTTGAGGTGAGCCTATCCCTTACGAGATAGTCTGGTGTCGCTCACCATAGCAGTCACCTAAGACTGCTTAATTTGTTACCACCAGTTTTGACTAATCCATATTTGTTGACATCTAGCCCAACCGCCTTTTGCAAGTGCGTAATTGTTGAACCATAGAACCTGACAATCAATGTCCCCTGAACCGCAAGTAAAACTAGCGTGTCCACAGGATTGACCGAGACCTTTACAGCCAATGCTGTTAAGTCTTCCAGGGTCCATGCAACTTTCATGGCTGAAGATCCAGTTAGCGTATGTAGCGTTTGCGCCCAGGAGTCGTGCTGTAGCCTCTTGGACTGCAGCGACCTGGGGGCGGCAATCATAATGCCAACCGTTATCTACTGGTGCTGGTTTTGGTGTTTCCACCACTGGTTCCGTCGCAATGGTAGCCGTTGGTGTAGGAGCAGGACTCGCTACTGGAGCGCTAACTACTGCTACTTTGGCTTCTTCTCGCTTTGTTAAAGAACCAGTTTGTGCGTTAGCGTGGGGATAAGGTGGCTTTAGTACGAATACTAGAGCTAATATCGCCACGATCCGTAAAATACGAATGCGCCCTCCCTGTTAGTTGATATTTATGACCGCAGTCATAAGTCTCCAATCCGTTTAAGGCGAGACACAATGCTCGATGTACCCTTGTTAGGTGGATTATTCCGTGCGAAGTTCGGTTTTTATGACTTCTAAACCAAGCTCCGCATTAAAAAATCCGCAGTATTTCTACTACGGACTAGGTTGCAAATTGTAATTATCTAAGATTGGCTGGGGCGGAGGGATTCGAACCCCCGAATGCGAGTACCGAATCATATCTGTTAATTCCGTCCCTCCGAGCGTTGATAATAAGTGTTGCCCGCAGTAAGAAAACGATTTCTAGTTTTTAATGAACTGTCTCTATACTACACTTGTTTATGCTTATTGTCAAGCCTGAAATGCTATAGCTTTGAGTGAAACTGTGCATAACTAGCGTCTTTACGAGACTTAGCAACGTGAGTGTATATCTGTGTAGTTGTAATACTAGAGTGATTTAAATGTTCTTGAACTGTCCTAAGATCAGCTCCATTTAATAATAGATCAGTAGCGAATGAATGTCTAAATACGTGAGGCGTAACATTCTTTTCTATTCCTACTTCCTGAGATATAACGTGTAAGATTTGCTCTACCCTACTAACGGTAATCCTACGGTATTGACCAGATAAAAACAACGGAGGTAAGCGGTCTTTGCGAGTCTCTAAGTATTCGTTGATCGCCTTAACAGTACTCGGGTCGAAAATTAAAGTGATTAGCTTACTCCCCTTGCCGTAAACCTCTGCTTTACCAAAGCCCTCATATCCTTGATACGGCGTAATAGAATCTCTATTTAAACTTAATACTTCACTAATCCTACCGCCAGATGCAAATAACGCTCTAATAATAGCTTTATCTCTTAAACTGTCAGTGTGGTCTATCATGGCTTTAACTTCTTTTGGCTCTAGCCATACAGCTTGTTTCTGTTTAACTTGAGGAAGATCAATATCCCTCTCATCCATTACGTTATGACCTACACGGCGTAAGTATTTAAGCACTTGTCTTAACTTCCCTAATTCAGACTTAATGGTAGATGGTTGCTTACCTCTAGCTTCCATGTCCATTCGCCATCTCATAACAGTGTTTTGATTAACTAAACCTATGTGTACGTCACCACAGGCATTTAAGAAAGAGTTTAGGGTTGATTGATAATTCTTTACAGTCTTCACTGCCCCATGCTGTAATTTAATACGTTCAAAGATATATAGGGAAAAAGCTTCACTCACGAGCATGGTGTAACTCCTTGTCCCTAGTGTCTTCAATGTTGGTAGGGTAAACCATTTTATGTCCTAACACTTAAGTTTGTAAATACTTTGTGAGTTAAATAACAATATAAGGTACCTAACTTAATATTTATTTAATGTATTTATATAACCCTAGCCTGTTTCCAGAGCATAGGGGTAGGTTGGTGGTGTGTTAATAGGACAAAGTTCAAATTGTAAAGATACAAGACAATAGCGAACTAAGCCCCTCTGTTTATTTGAGAAGCCCACTACTTGCAGAATAGCCGTATACAAACCATTCTTCTTTGTGTGTTCGCCTGCCTAGCCCGTCCCCATCACATGAGGGTATAGGTCTTGGTGGTAGCAGTCATTAACGCATACTGCTTTTAAGGTGTTACGTTAGGAGAATAAAAACAAACTCCTTTATCCGCTAGATTAGCGGGCGCGGAGCTTGGTTTAGAAGTCAATTATTATTATACACCATGCTTGCAATGTAAACAAGTCTGTAGTCCATATTCACCTATTTCGTTATTTTAAAGAGTCTTTATTTTAAGAAAGGAAAACTAGTGAGTTCAGAAACAAGGTGTAAGTGAGAGGTGCGATAGGTACAAGGACTACAGGCTACTTCACATGACGGTACACCTCCAAAGCTTTCTTGCCAGCCATTTCTATGCCTACTAGCGGGTCAATATGTCTAGGCAAAGCTCGTAGAAGATGAAGATTAACGACAGCCATACTACCAAGCACCAGAGGCCGATACCTAGGATTGTCCAGTCCACGTCCGACAGCGTGTGATAAGCTTTCCTCGAAAAATACTTCACTTGCAACAACGGCAGCAGCAACACAAGCCCAACCAACCGTACCCATCCTAGTTTGATTTCTTTCGCCATATTGATACCTTTCCATAATTAAGCACCTGAATATTTCATCTTTTCGTCAGTTTGTTTGTATTCCGGGATTCGGTTTCTTACGTTACCACCGCAGTCATTACACCTAAAGTACTGGTAAAGGTTAGTATTAGTTGCTCGATACTTCATACCTGCATAGATTCTTGTACTGCCACACTTAGGACAAGACTTAGGCTTATTGTTGAGTACGTTCAAGGCAGGATGATTAGCCATATAGGGTCGCTCTTTTAGATAAAGCTTTTCGGTAAGATTAACGTCTTGTTCGCAATACTTAACCATTTTCTTTTGTGCTTTCTTATCTCCCTGCATACAAGCCCACCATAGCTCGATGCCGCCAGTTTGCTTTTTGCGACCTATGCCTAGTGATTCGCCTAGATCATCGAGTTTATGTGAGTCAAACTTAGCCACTCGCTTTACGGCATTTTTAGTGTCCACATTAGCCCAGGGTTCAGGTGGTGGTATGTTATGTACCATAAGGCGCGACATCATTACTTTGTCATCAAAACTACGGGAGTTATGTCCTATTAAAATATCGCTCTGTGAGGCAATATCAGCCCATTTAAGGGCTACTTCATAGTCATTTGTGGGTTCACTCTTATATAAAGGAAAATCCCAGATAAAACACGATTTGACCTTTTTACCTAAAGGCTTATACGAAAAACCTAGAACATACATTTCAGCAATAACTTTTGCAATATTAGCGTCATAAGTAGGGCCGAAGAATAACCCTACTCTCGGAGCAGTCTCTATATCAACCGTGACAATGGTTGGTTTCACCACCGACCATTCTGTGCATCTTGTGTTCGCACTATTACTGGTTGTAAAGGGTCTGTTTCTATTAAGCCGTCTTGAACGTAAGGTATCTGCATTTCTACAGCTTGTGCAGTTAAAGCTCCTAGAGTGCGTTGTAGCGTAGAGCTTTTAGGGTGTTTTAAGACAGATTCCACAGTGTCTATAAATGAGTACATAGTTGCTACAAAGTTGCCCTCTACAGGCTCAAAGCCGTTTCTTACATGTAGTGCTGTCACAGGATCTAGTAAAGGTACTACTGCGATTTCAGCATGAATAGCCCGTTCGTTCTCGGCATGTAATGGCGGTATGAGCCACCTGTTCTTTCTTAAATCTCTAGTTGCTTCGTGTGAATCCCAAGCTGCTCTATTAAATAGTGTGTGATGGTAAATACTCATGGTGCGTCTTCTGGGTAGTCCCAAATACTCCTTCCTTTTAGATCGTCAATAAATGGATCGTGTTCGAATGTGCCGAATATATCTATCGCAACCTCCCCGATATTTTTAATAACCACATCATCAGGTTCAGCATCATCTTCTGGTAGAGCTTCATGTTTCATCTTCCTCATCCTCAGTAACAGGTGGTGGTGGAGGTATTTCAGGGAAAGTGGCTATTGGCATATAGCCTGGGTTATCAACAGCAACTTGGACTAAAGCCCCAAACCATTCTTTGTATTCTTCAAAGTTAGTTATCTGAAACTCTGTCTGTAGGGTGATAAAACTAATATCACCGTTCTCATCAGCAACAAATCCAAAACCCTCTGGGTTAAAATCTTCAGGTGACGGCATCTTTATCCTCCACCTCACCATGCTCTAAGGCATTAAGAACTACATACCTGTCTAAAAGTATGTCTATACCGTTCATAGCTCTATCACGCTTTGCAAGTAGCTGTGAATCTCTGTCACCACAGCGTGTACTTCTGTTTCGCAAATCTACCCAAACATAACTAGCGCAAACTAACTTTGCGTGTAAGTCCTCTAGCGTCTCAGCCGGGGGTAGTAGTTTTTCCATTTCGCATAGGTTATTTGGTCGCTAATATGAAGTTCCAAAGTGCGGAAATGGCTGCTGCTACTGCTGCAACTACGGCTGCCTTAGCTGTAGCGATGTCTGTAACATTAGTTAGGCTAACTGCTAAAGTTGCTAAAAATGCCTGTACTGCTGTTTTTAATGCTCGCACTAGGATGTCGTTATTCTTGATCTTTACTAACATTTATTCTTCTCCTCTTATTATTTGTGCCTCATGCACTTGTATATTTGCTGGTTTAACTTCTTCAGGAAAATGGACTTGTCGAGCTAATAAACCCCATGCTCCACCTATAGCTCTTTCACCAATAAACTTAGTGACTGCTACTGCGTCTTTCACTAGAGCTTCAGCTCCTTTAATGACTTCCATTACTTAAAAATCCCTGTGATCTTGTTCCAAATCTGTTTAACGATAGAGTTGGTTTCAGTTAATTGAGCAGCTTGTTCTGGGGTTAGTCCACCTACTGTAGGCTTGCTTGCTAGTTGAGCCTTTAAGTCTGCAATCTGTTTTTCTAAGTCTCTATAACCCTCGGCTCGTAATCTGAAGTCTCTTGACTCGCTGTAGCCCTCTATGTTCTTTAGAACTTCGCTTTTAGGTAAACCGATATTGTTCATAAATGCCTGGTTTACTTCGGGTTGAACCCCCATTGTTAAGACTGTAGCTCTTGCTACGAAGTCATGGTCTGCTATATCGCTCATGTCTACTCCTTGTAGGATTTGCCCTACGCTTACTAATTGTTTTGATAGGTGTAAATAAACCCATGAAAAGTCACCTGATTGAACCCTGACAAACTTACCGTTTACTGAATCTTCACCAACTTGTGTAACTCTTGCGTTTGGTAGATCAAACCCACCACCGTTAGGGTTTACATCTTTACCACCAAGCCATTTGCCTATGTGTAGGTGTGGGCCAGAACTCCAGCCCGTACTGCCTGAAAACCCTATAACTACCCCATTTACTACTACTGGAGTGCCTGTTGGCATACCTCGATCATCGCCTTTGTGATAGGGGTTAGTAGATGTTCCGTAAGGTGCTGAAGTTGCCCCGTATGGAAATGTCACTGGGTAGTCTTTTGCGGTCATAATAACCTACTTGTAGTTTTGAAAGAACCTTAGAATCAAGAATGTGAATAGTGCTGTAAAGACTGCTGAGGCGGTAGGATATAACCAGTTAGTTACGTTGCCTCGGCGTTTCATTTCATGTACTTCTGTTCTAAGTTGAGCGATTTCACTTCTAAGTTCAGCAGATTCAGCTTTAGTAACGTATTCTCTCTTAAATGAGGCTAGTTCTGCTTTAATTTCATCTAAACGGTATACTATGAGTTCTGTATTCACTGTTGATGGTTTAGGCTCTTTCTTTGTCATGGCTTTATACGGATTACCTATGCCGCCTCGTAAGTTCCCTGTCCAATAAAAGTGTGTCCATTTGACCAGGTGGTTGGAGTAGTTGAGGTTACGTTACCCTCGTCGTTGTTTGCATCCCACAGCATGATTCGGCATGTAGTAGTACTAGCCCATTTAAGCCATAGTATCTTAGCCCCTGCGCCAGTGTTTACGTTTGCGGTACCGAGTGGCATATTTGCCATAGCCGCTGAAACAGTTACAGATGTGACCGGAAGCGTAAAGGTTGGAGCAGTACCAACAGTGGTACTCGATAGAGTCACGGCGATTCTGAAGTTTACTACTTTACCAGTCATTGAAAACTTTGCGTCTACTGTTGCGCTGCCAATAGTCCAGTTTGCCCAGGTTGGAGTCCATGCAAATGTTTGAGGGAACCCTACTGGTGTACATGCTTTTGAATAGGATATGTCAGAAATAGCAGCATTGGTTAGCGTATAGTCTGTGCCACCGTTAATTGTAAGAATAGTTGTAGTTACGCCAGTAATGTAGAAGTATTTAACTGTAGACTGAGTTAAGCGTATCTTATCTCCTACTGAATATTTAGTGGTTGCGTCTGTAGGAACAGTAATTGTAGTAGCTGAAGCATATGTCCAAGAGTCTGTGACTTCTCGCCAGCCAGTATCTGCTGAAGCTTTTGACTCAATATCAATGGAGTTATCAGCAATCTTACTGCCAGATATTGCAGCACCAGAAGCTAAGTTTGTATTATCAAGATTGCCGTTAATTGCATTAACAACTGTCGTGATTGGAGTGTTGTAGTCGGCAACATCTGCTGTTGTGCCGTCAGAGGGGAGCGATACCGAAATAGTAGCCAAAGTTGTATCCTCGACCCTGCCCGAGTTACTTACATTATACCATTAACGGCTTAATAAATACAGCTAATAAACTTGACAAATATTGTTTAGTGTGCTACTATGTAGTTAGTAAGTTAAGCTTATAAAAGATAGATAGTTTGCTTACTAGATACGATGCAGGGAAAGCTAAGTGGGCATCAGGATTTATAACCCTGTCGCAAGTATGCGTTAAACGGTCACACTGGAGTATCCGCCATCGTATCTTTTTATTTATAAAGCCCCGGAGATAGACCGCAGAAGCGGAACCGGGGCAATAATAGTATACAATAGGAGATAATATGAGCCAGATCGTTGGAACAGTAATAGGCGCATTAATACTCTTTTTTGCGTATCAGGCATTTTTCGCAAAAGATATATATTATGCAGTTGCGTTATCGGGCAATAATGCTATCAAGCTAGCAGAGTTTGATAATCTCAAAGAATGTGAGGACTACATATCAACTGTGTACCGCCCGGGCGCTGATTGCGGCAAAAACTGTAAGATTTCTTATGACTCCTACGGGAGCATATATAAGTGCGAAGATTAGTAGTAAGACCCGCCTTGAGTTTGCATAATATAGTCCTCAAGATTTCCACCACCTGAACTTGCTGCTTTGTAGTTAGCAATTGGCGCAAAGAACTGTCTTAGGTTCATTATCTTAGCTTGTATGGCTTGCGGTGTGTCACCTGGTTGAGGCAGATAAGTTCTGTTATAAAAAGCTTCTTCGCTTGCGGGCATAGCTGCACCAGTGTTAATACGAGCAATCGAGTTAAGTATGTTATTAGCAGCTGCTCTATATTGGTTAGTTCCTGCTGCACGGCTCACTAGACCACCAATGCCCGGTATGTTTTGTCCGGGTGTAGCGTTTCGTGTTGCTAATGACGAGTCATTTGCTAGCATTTGTTCAAGTTGTGCTATTGAGTTTAACCCTGTTGTCGCTTGTGAGTATAGCTGTGCAGATGGTCGCCCAAAGCTAGGCTTATCATCTACAGCAGGAGTAAGGGCTTCGCTTAGTGACGAGTAAAGTGCTAGATATTGTTTTGCATTTTCAGGATCACGCTGTATGTCGGCCATAAGGTTTTCTTTACTGTAAGGACTTGACGATTGTTGTTCGCTAGGGTATAATTCGCCCATGCTCGAAGCATTTGTCGGAGGATTCATACTCATAGGATCAATACTGTTTGTATCCATGTTGTTGGACAAAGACTGATTTAGCGCATCTTCTAAACTTTGAGGTTGTTCTTGTTGGCCTTGCTTATATATTCCGCCCAAGACTCCGCCAGCTGCCATCCTTTTAGCAATACCTTTGCGTGGTTGCCCAGCAACTTTTGCCCCTGCATTTATTAACCCATTACCAATTTTATCAACTCCTGACATAGCTGCTCTGCGACCCGTTGGGCTGTTCAAGAGCTTAGACGCAACAAAGCCACCAACGGCACCAGCCGGATTACCAAATGCTGTTGTACCAACGCCAGCTGCCAACATACCGTCTAAACCTAATGGCAGATTTCCTCTGCCAAGCTGACCTTGCGGCTCTATCGTCTTGTGTAGGGTTCGTAGCTTGTTTAACTCAAGGCCAATGTCTTTAAGGCTTCTACCGTCAGCTGATTGCAGTCCAGCCTTGTCAGCAGAAGCTTGGAGTGTTTTGCGTAATGAATCAGCCATACCCTTATTAACGCTTAATTCAGCAGAGCCAAACGCCGACCTTTTAACGCCAGCATCGAACAGTTGTCGTAGAGCTAAGACATCTTGGCCCGTCATATTATTGCCAGACTTTTTGAGCAGTTCATCAGCTTGTGTTTGTAGTTGTTTAGCAATCCTTTGATCGTCTAAGGAGACACTGTTTTTAAGTGGTGCAATAAACTTATCTAAGCCTCGCTTAACGTCGGACTTAGGTATTTTGCCTAAGCTCGCCACAACAGTATCAAAATCTTTTTGTAGAGGATCAATACCTTTAGTGACCACATCATCAACATTCTGAAAGCCATATTTCCTAATGAAGCTGCCAGTATCTTCTCCAAGTGTTTTATTAAGATTAGTAAGTTGTGTTTTATTAAGTCTAAACTGTTTTATCGCAAGATCATCAGCTGACCCCGCAATGTTTTTCCCTAGTGTCTGACGTAGCGGTGTTTGAGCTGCCTTACTAGCTTGACTCACAACGTTACCGCCTGTTGCTAAGGCTCTACCGCCAGCAACACCACCTTTTAATAATTTAATAGGCCCTGCGCCAAGAACGCCACCAAGCACGCCTTCTTGTGCTACATCGCCCCAGTCTGTAGTACCAGGTGCCATCATTTTTTCTATAGCCTCACCAAGAGCAGAACCAGCAGCCGCACCTGCTGCAGTTCCAGCAATGGGAGCTACGAATGAACCACCAATACCGCCCAGTATTCCCGTCGCTGTTGAGATTTGATCTGTCCAAAAGTTTTTCTTCTTTTTCTGAGGCTGTTGGCCTCCAGGTTTATACCCCTGCGGGGCGAAGTTCGGGAACATTTGATAAAAGCTTTGATCGTTCATTATGCTCCCCAGAATAGCGTAGCGTAACGCTTTTTAAGATTATTAACCGCTGCATCAGTTTTAACGCGACTAAAGTTGAAGTAAGCCTGAGCTGCGTTTCTGTCACCTGCTTGACCCATTCCTTTAAGAATGTCCATAACACTTTGCCCAGTAAGTTGTGCGTATTTAGCTGCGCTAATAGCTTTACCACCTGCGTCTTGGAAATTAAAGCCACCACCTGCACGCTGTTGCATTTTTGGTGCAGGGCCACCTGCAGATAGGCCACCGAACGATGGCGAGAAGCCGCCACCACCGCCTGACGATGCAGCCTTTCTTGCAGCAGCCGTTTCAGCTAATTGCGCTTGGAATTGTCGCTCTCGTAAGTCGTTATCAATGTCTTGCTGCCGTAACCCTAAAGCAGTAGTAGTGCGTCTTTCGTTAATTTGATTAATCATGTCTTCAAGTGATGTAGCTTGTTGTTTAGTAGCTGTGCGTAACCTTGCAATAGCAGGTAAAAACTCAGTAGAAGTATATTTAGCTTGCTCGCCAAGAGGTATGCCTGAAAAGCCCATCCCGCGTCGTCTAGCGCCACCTAGTATGTCATCGAAAGCTTGAGTTTGTTTGGCTTGTAGCCCTTTTTCTTCATCAGCCATTTGCCCTGGCAGAGCGGCTTGCTGTGTTCGGATACTGTTTATTTGAGGATCGTAAACGCCTGATAGTTCGGATAGGATTTGGTCTAATGCTCGGACAGCCATTATGGGTTACTCCACCCTTTGCCCGTGTTCATTTTATTATACCATTTATTCAACATTTTAGTTAGCCGTTTCTTGGAGTAAATAATATTTGACAGTGTAAAGCCCGAGGTCGCCAGAAGAAGCTGGAATCATATTAATATATATGTTCGTATCATCAGTGGCGGCGAATAACCAGTTTACAAAAGTAACAGCACCCCCGCTCGCTCCCCATCCAGTAGAGTTTGGGAGCTGATAGTTATACCCGCTTAAAGAATAATACGCCTGAAAGGCTGGAATATAACCGAGGTTATGCGCTACGGTATTAGTGATGATTGCGCCAGCGGTAGCACTAGATGCGTTTATTGTAGATGTGCCACTTGCGACTATCTTAAATACATTCTGATTGCTATTAAATGTAAGCTCATCGTTACCTGCGGTAAAAACGTCTACCCCAACTGGCGAGGTTCTTAGCCCGTCTTTGTCGAGAATAACCCTGCGAGTTCCAGCATCATCCTTAAAAACCTGCACGGTTTGCATAGCTTGTACTTCTCTAGCCACGTTATTAACCTGATTAGTAACTTGTGCGCTTGAGGAACTACTGTTGGTGGGGGTGGTTGCCATTACCTTATTCTCCTTGTTTGCGTAACTAATGTGTGTCCTAGAAAGCTAACGGGTTGCCTAGTAGCATAGTGCTTATACCTGATTGCTATTCTGCGATATTCACCAGGGACATATAGTTGGGATTGTAGCTCTGCTGTTGTACCCCAAGTGAAAGCACCCCAAACCGTTCCAGCATCTCCCCATACATAACCGCTTCCTTGTAGGTTAGGGCTAGAGTATGTCTGCCAGTTGTTTCTAAGGTCAGTTGCATATTCACAGCTAACCGTATAACTACCGCTCTGCGCTCCGAAACGTGGCTCCCAGTATCTAATAGCCTTGAGTACAGCCGGGCTTGAAAAAGTCATGTAATGAGTATCTAGCTCGAAATCTATGTCGCCACCTAAGTTTGTGTAATCGTTGCTAGATAATTCTTGCCAGTGTATTTGGCCATTCTCTGAACTAGCAACTATCAGAGCATCATCGTTAAAGGCGTTTTGTGCGCGACTAACATATGCGTTGGTATCAATACTTTCAACGGTAGCCCCCTCGCTTGTGCCATAGTTTAAGTTCCATACCAAGCAGGAGTCGTTGCCAGATGCGCCAGCCGAAGCATACCATAGGTATAGTCGCCCTTTATGAACAGCCATACACGCACCGCTTTTATTTGTTATGTCTATAACGTCGTTATATACGTTTTTACTAAGCAATATTGACTCTGAGCCATTAGAACGGCGTACACCGTCTTTCGCTAGATAATAAATATAATCGTAATCTGCTGTAATAGTTTCTTGTGAGTAAGTACCATTTTGGTCTTGAGCTTCTTGAAGTTGGAAAGTAGCGTTATCATCACCGAACAAGATGTACTTGCTATTCACAGTGGGAATAATAAGGTATCCGTTTAGTGGCTCTAAGGCGGTAACAGGGTCGCCAGTTTTCGGGCTAGGAACATAAATAAAATCGGTAGAGGTGAATGTTTCATAGTCTGCGAAATTAGAAAATATTACTTTGTTTGGATCGTCTTTGGTGACTAGGAACATCAGCCCTTTATGCTCTTTAATGTGTGTATAGTTCGTAGAGCTAACCTGTGAGTCTGTCGCGAAATTAGCACCGGTTAATTTTCGCAATCCGTCGTGTCCATTAACGTAGTAAACTATGTCGTTTACGACCTCAAATCTGTATTGCGTCGCACTTGAACTTAATCCGCTTTTTATGGTAGTTAAAGCCCCAGTAGAATCATCTACTGAATAGAGTACCGTTCCGTGAGCAAAGATAGTTACTTTTGTGCCAGTAGATTTTGTTGCTCTTACTAAACCTTTAACGCCTCCAGTAGTTGAGTAGTATTGCTTGAAATTGAGTGCATAGCTTGTAGAACTCCATGTATCCCCAGAATCTGCGGATACTAACGCGTCAGTGGCGGTAGTCGTTGAAGACCATTTATATGATCCAGTCCCTGTTGATTGCACATAAACCACAATCCAATAAACGGTTGTAGTTGTAATTGTTGGCGCATCGGGGAATCTGGCGGTTAGATACGCATAAGAGCTAGTTATAGCACTTGGCGCTATTGAGCTTCTGGTAAGTAGCTCACTGGGCGCACCAGCACTATCTGTCCATATTTCTACTATTGGAACGCCCGTAGCACTTGCGTCATTCTTTAGCCTTATGTCTACTTTATGAAGTTTGCCCCCTGCGCCAGTAGTAAGCTTTTGCGCATAACGCGTCACGGAGTTAAAAGACATATCAGCTGCGCCAGTAGTACTTGTTTGCGTTGCATCTTCTGTTGAACCTGCAGCCTCAGAATGAAAGTCAAAACCCTTGCGAGATTCGTATTCGCCCAATGTAGTGATACGAGCATTTTGCGCCAACCTCCACATATTAGAGGCCCCATTTTTTAGAGGGAACTTGTCGTTCCCGAGAAAAGAGTTCATGCCTAAGCTATAGTCATTTATTTCAAATGGCTCTGACCGAACCCCTAAGTTTGGAACGGTTTTAGAAGTTCTCTTTGCCCAGGGCATGTCGGTTGATCCTAACTCTTGTGGGAGCGCCCACTTGCTGTTGGCTATATTTATTAACTAATTTGTCCAGTAGTTCGCCGTACTTGTTTTCTAATACGCCAGCTTGGTCATAATTGTCCTTTACTTGTAAGACTCTAAAAGCTGCACCTACAACTAACAATTCTTCAAACTCACTTGGCAAAGACGGTACGTCTGCATCAGCCGAAAGCATTGTTGGCTTTTTGTAATAGCGGAGTGTTAGCGTATAGGCTGAATCTGGCACAGGAAACACTTTTGCGGTCTGACCGTACATATACCATAATATCGGTGTAATAGCGGGGTGAGCAGAAGTATCATCAGGATCAGGATAAGTTGCTTCTACATCCCTAATGTCCCAGTAAGGTAATACTTGTTCTCGACCAGAGGTAGTCAATACTAGATCAATTGCTTGTACGAAATTAGTGGGAAGAGATGAGCCATTAGTAATATCTGAAACGCCAACAGTTAAAGTATAAGTTTGCGTGGTCTGCATAAACGGAAGACGATACTCGTTATATACGTCATTCAGCGTGTCGTTTATGTAGTTCTTTATTTCAGTCGAAGAGTAACTAGTATCACGGACTCGTTGCTGAACTTTGGTTACTATATCTGATAGTTGGTAGGCCAAAGGGTCGCTCCAACCCTGCCCGTGTCTTGGTATAATTATACCATATTACAAGGGTAAAATACTAGGCTGCTTCGTAAATTGCTTCCCAGGTGATAATGTCACTTGTAGCATATGCTATTGGGGTGCCTGTAGTAATATCTCTTGATACTGAATTATCATTGAAAACAGGGTTTGCGCCACTTCTAGTTGTTAATACGGTGAGCTTAACTGTTGTCGTGCTGGCATAAATTACAGTTGTAAGGTAAGTCTCAGATACGTTATTGTCCCATACCATGCCTGTCCCTAACGGTTCTCTAGTCGCATAGGTAGACCCTTTTGCTGTAACGGGAAGTGTGATTGTTAATACTCCGCCAACACTACTCGTACTACCAAGAGTAAATCTTCCTCGATATATAACTGTCTTGCCAAACTGTACATAGCTTGAAGCTAAAGTGCCATCACCTGTAGTCAAATTAGTGACAGTTGGAGTGTACGAAGTCCAAGCTTGAGGAAGAGGAGCGAAAATACTCATTATTTGTACCAAATATTCGTCATTATTGCGCTAGAAGGGTTACCTGAACCAGTAGAGGTAGTTGTAGCTGCTACAGTCATAGCGGTTGCAAACCCTATGCCAGGGCCAGTAGTAGGAGAGTCAGCCCAACCAAGAGGAGGTATTGCTATAACCATATTTGGTGCGGTCGTACCAACAGTTACAGAAGCGGAGGCTACATTGAAGAATTGAACATAAGCTACTGTAGAGTTTGGATTATAAAAGTGATAGCCGTATAGATTACCGCCACTAGCATTAACTGCTTGCTTGGTACTTGTAAGGCCAGAGTTCCAGTACATTGATGCGCCGATAGCGCCTGTTGAAGCTGATAAGGTCACATATTGTGATCCTACGGAATCGCTAGTCTGAGCAGTATAGTCTAATGTAGTACCAGCTAAAGCGCTCTGTGTATCCTGTCGTACGCCAAGAGCCATTACTCCGACATCACCAGTTGTATGTCCTGCATCTTCTGCTTTACCGAGGTTTGAAGCTCCTGTACCCGGGACAACTGAAGTAACATCTACGTCGCCAATATCTACGCCAGTATTTGCTGCAAGTTTACCGATTGCGTTAGTCCCTGCAGGTAACGCTCCGACAACATCAACTTGCATTTCACTACCAGAAATTGCATTATCTATTGTCTCTACTGCGGTTTTAATTGCGTCGTTAGTACTTGTAAGGTTTCGTAATTTTGCCTGAATCGAGCCTGTGCCTCCAGCTGTAGCGGCTGCATCGGCGTTAGCGCCAAATGGGTCAGCAGGAACAGTGACTATATCTACATTGCCAATGTTATTGTCACCTGCGGCTATTGAAAGAATATCAACATCGCCTATATCAACTCCTGAGTTTGCAGCTAGCTTACCTATAGCATTAGTGCCAGCGTTTAGACCTACAGTACCAGTACCGTTGGTAGGAAGCTCAACCCTTAGTGCGCCAGTAGCTGTGCCTGAACCAGTTGTAGCATAATCTACTGTTATGGAGTTACCACCATCTTGAATATTAACTGCTGAAGCTCCTGATGCGTTATTTACGGTAACATCACCGATGTCTACGCCTGAGTTAGACTGTGCTATAACTTTAAGGTTTCGTGCAGTATCCATAGCCACTACACCAACATCACCAGAATCTACAGTATCGGCAGATACAAAGCCCATGATTGGAGTACCTGTATCGGTGGCTGCAGTAAATGCAGCATCATCTATTGCAGATGTACCACCACCAGAGCCAGAGATAGTAGCATTAACGTCTAGTTTACCGCCAGTTACTGTTACGGCTTCACCGCCAGCATCTACAATCTGTGACTTTTGAGAGCCGTCAGTCATCTTGGTGTCTATTGAAGCAACAGATGTATTGCCCGTATCCTGCTTGGCACTTGTTGCTGCGCCTGTAGGTAGCGCAGAACTTGATATTACTACTGCGCCAGTATTTACTGTTGTGATCTTTCCGTCTATAGAAGCAAGCGAAGTGTTGCCAGTATCTTGTTTAGCTGATGTTGCTAAACCTGTAGTATCAACTGATATAGAACCTGATACTGGAACATTCCCTGAAGAGTCTAAGACTACTTGTGTCGCCTTACCATCAGTAGGACTCTTAAAAGGTAAAACATAATTAGGTACGGGGAATGATAGGCCATTTATGGCGTTTTTTACGCCCTGCATTTCTTCTCTTAGTGCGTCTAAATTAGTCTCTGGTATATCAATCTTGAAATCTTTGAGGGCGTTTTCTACTCCCGTAATGAGCTTTGTAACCGGAGATAGATCAACTTTAGGCGCGGTTACTGTTATCTTTGGGTCAAACTTTTGATTGCCAATTTTGGTGGCGATGTCTGCAAGTTTCTCATCAAAGTTATTAGCTTTGTGCGCTTCTTCAATTTGTGAGGGGATGTCGGCAAGGGTGGACTCTAAAGCTTTTAAGCCGTCAGCTAAAGGCTTAAAGTTCGTATCTTTTATGTTAGAAGTGGCTTTGTTGATCTCATCAACTAAAACAACCAACTTCTTTGCTACCTCAGCAATTTTAGGGTCTTTAGAAACCAACGTAGCCATTAAGAGTTCATGAATGGAGTTAGTCAGTTCTTTTGTACCGCCAGTAACAGCTTCAACAACTTCTTTACCTGAGCCTGTGACTGCTTCTAGTTGTTCGGCGTGTTTTTGTTCTTCTGAAGCGTTTAGCTTCTTGTTGGCCATATCGTCTAGGTAACTCAAGTGAAGCCCCTACCGCGCCCGTGTATGTCACTATTATAGCATTATTTACGAATATTTTTAAGCCCATGAGCGGGTTGAATAACCCTATTCTCATCATTTTCATGATAATGTCTAGCGTTTATGTTCAAGCCGTTTGGTATAGTCTCACTTCTAGGGTGATATTGGTGAGTTGCCATAATGTCAGTTCTGACTTCAAATGGTAGACCAGCTCTGACCCACCTAGCCCCAAAATCGTCATCTTCATAAGCGTAGCCTTTCATAAACTCCTCATCCCAACCATTGATCTTTTCAATGTCTTTCTTCTGAAACATGGCTAGAAAGTACATAGACGGCGTATCGGAGCGGTATCCCTGAGTTACTAAGACGGTCAGATTACCGTTCTGGTCTTGGTCTGTTACTTCACATATGATGTTCTTGTCTAGGCTTTTGCTGAACTGTTCTAGTACTTTGGTGATTGGTTTTACTTCTGGTGACGTTATAATAATATTTTCATATTTTGCGTTTCTAACACCTATATTAAGTGCCTTGCTACAATTAAACCCTACTTTATGCTCATAAGGGATAAGCTTAACGTCTTTATTTAGGTTATTAGTTTCTAAATATTCTTTAACTTCATCTATTGTTCTGGTTGGGATAATAAACTCTTTTACTTGAGGCATGGAGTCATATGCTTCTTTTGTAGCTTTGAATTGCTCAAGCCTTATAGCATCAAGCGGTACAACAATACTAAACATCCTGTTCCTTAACATATCGCATCATTATGGCTCTGTATTGAACGTTGTGTGGTGAATGAAAATACCAGCCTTCAAGATATTGAAACCCTAAGTCTGTTAGCTCGTTTTCTGTCCATCCGCTAAGATGCCTTTGATGCTTGTCTCCAGCCTCAATACCCCAAGCATGATGTGGCTCGTTCTTAGAAAAACCGTCAGGCGTAAACAGAATGATCTGTTCCCTGCATACTCTCTTCATCTCTTCTATTAATATATTTCCTCGCTTCTTAGATAGATGTTCTATGCCGTCTAGTATAGAAATTACGTCATAAGAGTTATCTTCTTGCGTTTTAAGAAAATCCACTACGTCGCTTAATATAGTCTTAACAAATGGGTACTTTTTATTTACTTCTTCTAGGTATTCGGGGACTATATCAACCGCAGTAACATCTTCTGTGTGTATACCCTTAAACTCTAAGCCTATACCGCAACATAGCGATAAAAGCTTTTTGCCTCTTGACGGTTCTCTAATAAACGAATATGGATTTGCTGTGTTCATGCGTTATACCCCATTACAATTTTTAATACAGTGTCACTAGCGGTATCTGTTAGATAGTTAATCGGCGCTTCACCATCCGTGCTAGTTGCCAGCTTAACTCCTCTAACTATAGAGTCTGGTTCACATCCAGCTATATAGTTACTCCCGCTCTCAACTGTTTCTGGTCTTTCAGTAGTGTCTCTTAGAGTTACTACAGGTACGCCAAAGATTGCACATTCTTCCTGAACCGTACCGCTATCTGTTAATACGCAGTATGCAGACTTCTCTAGCCCTACAAATTGAAATAAGCCCATTGGTTCTTCTAGGATAATACTTGGGTGTAGTTCATAATTTTTTAGATGTTTGCGAGTACGGGGGTGAACTGGCCAAATTAAAGGCATCTCATACATTTCTGCCAGCTCATTAAACCCTTGAGTTATTAACTTTAATCTTCTAGGGCTATCTACGTTCTCTTGTCGGTGTAGAGTGATTAAGAAATGTTCTAGGTCGTTTTGCTGTTGGTCTATCTGCTGTTTGAACTTGTCTAGCACCTCATAAATCGGATTACCTGTTACATATATCCTTCTGCCCTCTATGCCCTCAGCTAATAAGTTCTGACGGCTTCTTTCTGTGTATGGTAGTAGTATGTCGCTGGCGTGGTCTATAAGCCTACGGTTTACTTCTTCTGGTACGTTATCGTCATAACATCTATTCCCGGCTTCCATGTGGAATACTTTTATTCCTAGTCTTTTAGCCATGATTGCCCCAAGACTTGAGTTTGTATCGCCTAACACTAAAAACGCATCAGGCTTTTCTTTTAATAAGATCGCCTCGAGAGGTGGCATCATCTTTGCAAACTGCTCTGCAAAGCTACCAGTCGCCCCTAAATGATAGTTAGGTTTACGAATACCTAATTCCTTAAAGAATATCTCATCTAGGTTTTTATCATAGTTTTGTCCTGTATGTATGATGATATGGTCGCAGTTATCATCTAGTTTAGGTATTAACACGCACAGCCTTATTAGCTCTGGTCTTGTGCCTAATATAGTAACTACTTTCATAATGCTGCCAATTCGTTAATCATTTGCTCTATTGTTGGTGGTTCAGGATAACCCGCTGCTTGCCATAGCTCCGCGTTTAGCTCAGGATTGACTGTAGACAATGTGCGATCTACTGCTTCGTCAGCTTCTACTTCTTCTACGGGGATATTCTTTCCATAAGCTTTGGCGATTAGTTTAAGTAGCTCGGCTTTAGTAACTACGTCAGCAGGTACAATGTGTTGTACATTGGGTAGCTCGATGTCTAGGATAATAGCCGCTTGCACTATTAAAGAGAAGTGATAAGTTGTTATACCGTTCCAAAGGTGGTTAGTAAAACCCTTAGCTGAATCTTGTGCAAGAAACCAATCTAACAGTGAAATGTGGTTATTGACTTCAGGGCCAATAATAGAGCATCTGAGATTCTTGATATGAGGCGCTTCGCCTAAACTTTTTGTCTTGCCATACACATCGGTTGCGTCATGGGGTGAGGTCTCGCCATAATCTCCACGCTTGCCCGAGAATACACAGTCTGTAGCAATCTGAATTGTATTTTTAGGTAGTCTGTGAGGGAATAATGAATTAACCCTAATAGCTCTCTGTACATCATTACAGTACGGCTTTATCACGCCTATGCAGTTAATAATCCAGTCTGCGCTAGGTACATCATCAGTCTCTGCGTCAAAGTCTGTACGGTCGGTGGCGACATACTCTCCTTGCCAAGTCTTAGCAAGCATCGAGCCTAACATCCCAGTTCTACCTAGTATTGCTACCACGTCTTTACCTCACGCCTATAATCATCATCTATTGATTCTTCAAGGGTTGCAGTAGAGAAGTACATAATCTTTGTGTTTTCTTCTAAAGACTCCGAGCCATTGTATTTACCCGGTGGAATATATAAGACTCTTGGCTGTCGAGCAGATAAGACTACAAACTCTTTTTTATCTGTAATCATGTCCATTATGCCAATCTTAGCTGTTCCGCTAACTACGAAGACGTATTTGCTTTCGACCTCATGTCCATGCCAAGCTCTAACTTGTCCGACTTTCCTGTTCTCGACCATGTAGAATCTTTCAACATCATCAAAGTTAAACCCATTGACAAAGGTTACGCTTCCTCTCTCGTCTACTGAAATACCTCCGTTAATTAGTTCCATAAGACTCCATATACGCGGCGTTTGAATATCTTGGATCAGCCGGGTCTTTAATTCTAGGTACTACTTCTAAGACTTCCTTTATTCCATCCTTGATAGATATTCTTCCAAAGCTTAGATTGCTAATCTTATAGTTTCGGCTATCTTCAAACTTCATATCTACCGATTCAACCTTAGCCCCTGTTACTTCAGCAACTTCTTTGGCTATGTCGCTAATCTTGTAGTTGTATGATGCTAAGTTATGAACTCCAGTTATATCAGACTGTAACGCTCCGACCATTGTTTCTGCTATCTCTATAACGTGTATTAGGGGTCGGTATTGTTCACCACCAAAGACCTTTAACTTACCTTCATTAAAAGCTTTTGAGGTCATCGTGTTTACTACTAAATCTAGCCTAATCCTTGAGAACTCATCGCTTACACCAAACACTGTGCCTAGCCTGAAGATTACGGCGTTATTATCTTTTAAGTACTGTTCAGCATCTAATTTGCTAGACGCGTAGGCACTAAGAGGATTTGTGGGTGATTCTTCATTAAGTAAGCCGTCTTGTGCGCCATATACAGAACATGTAGAGGGAAATATGATTCTGCCGTTGAAGTTCTCGCTTAACCATTTAACCGAGTCGGTATTTAGTTCGTATGTTAATTGAGGGTCATGAGCGCAAGCACCATCGCCTACTATGCCAGCAAGCCATATAACAGCATCAGCCCAATCTAAGTGTGGCTTTAATTTCTCTGTATCTCGAATGTCCCCTAATACAAAGTCTCTGTTCTTACGATACTCATGTTCATATAACAAGTTGTCGTATACCCGAGCATTAGGCAATATATCTGTGACTGCACCGCCTATATATCCAGCACCACCGACAACCAGAACATTCATTACTTCATCCACCTTTCGTTCTTCTGTTGCCAGTCGAGCGTTTCTTTTAGGCTATCCTCAAAGCTTCTTGGCGAAGTCCAGCCTAGCTTAGTAAGCTTCTCTCCGTCTAGTCCATAATGTAGATCATGCCCTGGTGCTGTGCTGTGAAAGTCTTGTAGCTTATATCTAAGTTCTTTACCCATTAACCTAGCGATAGTCAGAGCTAACTCAAGATTAGATACTTGTTTATCGCCTACAATGTTATATCTGTCTGGTCGATCTACCTCACCTGGTTTGTGCATATATGGCTTAGTGTTTTTAAGAATGAACAATACAGCGTCTGATGCGTTCCTAGAGTGTAAATAGTATCTTGTGCCTATTTGCCCATCGGATGTTGCATGTATCTTAGTGATACGATTTAACATTACATTCTTCTGTATCATGGCAGGGAACTTACTAGGACTCTGAGTTTCACCAAAGTTATTCATTGTGTTGGTTAATATGAGTGGTACTCCGTAGGTGCGCCAATAAGCTATTGCATATGCTTCTTGTGCTGCCTTTGAAGCTGCATAAGGGTTTGAGGGTAAGATAGTAGCCCACTCTTTATGCCCTTGATCTATAGCAGCCGAACCGTAAACCTCATCAGTCGAGAAGTGTAAGAAAGCTTTAGGCTTTGCTACTCTTGCGTACTCTAGGATGTTTAACATTAGTTCTGAGTTATTTCTAATGAAAGGTACAGGGTCGTCTATAGATGCTTGTACATCAGATAGTGAAGCTAGATTAATGATGTATTCAACATCTCCAATCTGCTCAATCTGCCTTTTAGTGAGTGGAGCTACTAGATCATGGTGTATGATCTTTATTCGTTTCGGCCAATCAGGATGATCTTTGCATATTTCTGTAACGCGATCGTAATACCCCTTATGCCTGAATGAATCTATGCCAACAACATTCCAATCTGTGTTGTGCATAATATGAGCCATCAAGTGTACCCCGATTGCGCCCCCTATTCCTGTTAATAATACTGTCATAGTCCTGCCTCCTTTAATTTGTCGTAATAACCTCGATCACTTAATGTCTTTTTGTAATAATCTGGGTATTCATTCCAGTTCTCAATATTTGCAAATGTCCACGCTAACCTGTCGGTCATGTGAGCCGAAAGGTAGCCCCTGTTCATAATGTCTTTACTTAACGCTGAATCTTCCTGTAGGGGCGTATTCCTACCGTCATTCCACTTCATTTCCTGATACCTAACACCCAAGTCCCAAATCTTACGTCTGATAATGTTCGGGCCTCCAACACATCCAGGCCAGGGGTTAATTGTTTTGCCGTTGATTTCATAAGCTCTTAGTGCAGCTTTGGGATGATCTAAAGCATCGTGATCTATACCTAATTGACCTAACTCTGGTATTGCTTTGAAGTAACTCTCTACTGCTGCTTGCCAGCCTGGCTCTAGGTGCATGTCGTTATCTAGTCGCATAAGATGCGTAGCTTCAGGGAAGTTTTCTAGTCCAGCCTCCCATCCTATGTTGCAAGCTTTGCCAGGATAAAGGTTCTCGTCATTTAGTACTATCTGATCTATCTTTTCGCGTCTAATATGATTAGTTAGATATTCTACTGTTCCGTCTGTAGATGCGTTGTCTACGACGATCAGGTAATATGGAAGTTCTGCTGTCTTGTATAACGCCCTTAGTGTTCGCTTAGTGTAATCAAGTCTGTTATGCGTAATTAAGCAGATGAGTAGGTTCATACACTTCCCCAATCAACAATAAGTTTTCTCTTCGGTATCTTTTCTGCAAGCCCCTTGCTTATAAGTGTCTTAGCGTGTTTAGCAGATACGTTAATCTCTCCAGTAGGGGTTAGGACCGTAACTAAGTTGCCATGAGGTAATACGGGCCATTTCTTAATCTCTTTAAGCAGATGACCCTGTCTTACTCTTGTCCACAGCTCTATCTTGTGAGCGCCATCGTTACTGCCAGCTTTACCTAGCGATATAAGCTTTCTCTGACCAAGTCTACCGGGAATAACGTGAATAGGTATCTTTAAGTGATAAAGGTTCATGCAGAAGTTCACATCATGTAAACCGTAGCCATCAAGGTTAGTATCTTTGCTGACTGTCATCTTGAGGTAATCACCATAGTTCTTGATGTTCCAGCGCATATCTGATCTGAAGTATGGCTTTCTTAGTTCGTCGAATACTTCACGCTTAACTAATAAACACCCTGTACCACAGAATATAATCTGCTTAGCGACCTTGAAGATTGATCCTCTGCCGTCTTTATTAACAGGATAGTCTGAAGTAACTACTGCTTTATCTTGAGCTAACATCTGCATTAAGGTATTAGGCTTAAGTACCATGTCATCTTCTACAAACCATAGGTGTGTAATTGACTTATCTTTTAAGGCTCTTCTAGTAGGTTCTTCAAAGCACTCAGGTATTGGTTTCTTATGTGAGAAGAAGAACTTATGATCTACTAGCTGTAGGTTCTGTAGTATCTCGTCGGCAGTTTCGGAGAATATCAGCCCACGACTAGGGAGGATGACACCTATTTTCATTACCTTACTACCTCAAACTTCCTGCCATCGTTCAGATACGGTTGCATATCTTCGTCATAAGAAATAAATGGCGGTATGTCTTCCCATATCTTGACGTTTTGCACCCTATTGAGCGCTCCTCTAAACATATAAGCGTTTTCTGGTGTAATCAGACCGCTGACTAAGTCTCTACCTACTTCTGTGAGTTCGATAATCTCATGTGCGCCGTTATTTGTACCTTTTTCGCCTAGATTAACAAGCTTACGCTGTCCAGCTGTTTCTTGCATAGGCATAACAGGCATACCGGCAGAGTAAAGTAGTAGGCCAAATCGTAGATCATGCAATCCGTAGTAGATTTTGTCTAGTTTTCTAGGCCAGAAGTGTATTGTGTCCTTATCTATAAGTGGGTCAAATGTAGTATCTGTGCGCCATATGGGCTTTTCCATCTGCTTGAGTACGCTAGAAGCTACTAACATGAAGCCCGTACCACTCCAAAATGCCATGCCTTTAGGATCGTGTAATACGGTAGCATCACCTTGTTGCTGAAATGGGTAATCTAGGGCCACAACTGGGTATTTTGCAGAGAACATCCGCCTTAGTACACCCCTTGGGATTATCATGTCATCTTCGACAAAGAGAACCGCAAATACATTAGGGTCTTTTAAGGCACGTTCTGTAGGCTTATTAAAGCAATCAGGTAATCCTAGACCATGCGCCCAGAAGATTTCGTAGTTAAAGCCCTCAAGCTCTCCTAGTAATTCTTCTAGGGTTTCGCTGAACATAAGCCCTCGAGAAGGCAATACAACCGCCAGCTTGTCAGCCATATCAACCTTCGACTTGTAGCTCTTTGTGTTCTGCTCGTAACTCTTCAATTAGTTTCAAGTTGATCTCAAGCGCGGTCTTTACCTGCCTAATATCATTCCTGAAGCCATCAGCCTTTTGTCTGTGAGCGTGCTTAGTAGTGTCGTCTTTAGATTCGTTCTGATTATAGACGGCTGTTGATAGATCAAACAGTAGTCGGTTTAGAATAGCTCTTTGCTGTTGAGCTTGTTCTTGAACGTAGGTTAGCCGAGCGACTGGAGGAACATTAACTTCCTCTTTTACACCACATTCTTGTAATACTTCTTTATAAATTGAGAGCGGGCTTTGTGCCATATAGGATGACTCCTACCACCGCCCGTGATACCTACATTATACCATAAGTTGTATTATTTTTTATTACAAAAAGAGCCTCCGAAGAGACTCAATTTGTCCATACAGCGGGTAGGTTTAGTGTTTTACGACGTAACCAAAGTTGCTGCGAAGAGTTTGCAGACCGTACAAAACGTCTACTGTTACAAGCCAGCCAAGATATTCTTGTTTGTACTGTGCTTGAGTTCGTGGTTCCATCTGTAGGGCGATAGCAAATGCTTCTTTGTGGAAGAATAGTGAGTTGTACTCATCTGTTGCAGTATCAAGGTAAACCAAGTTCTGCGACACGAATACTTCAGCACCATAAATAGTGCCAAGCTTACCATTCTTAATAGCTTCACCAGTTCCAAGAGCGTCGTAACGAACGAACTTGTCAATGGCAAGTAGTTCAGCTTCACCTTTAGGGTGAACGACTAGCGCTCGGTCTGTGCGAGGAGCTTTGTTCTCACTAAGGTAACGGTTTACTGCTAGAATGACTGCGTCACTGATAGCTGTTCCGTAAGTACCGATAGTTTGAGAAGCTGTTTTCCATGCTGTAGTCATGTCAGCAGCGATGTTTGCATCAATCTTTTCTGCGATTGCGTATGCAGCTGCTTGAGTATAGTCGCTACGAGTTTCGTAGTTAGACTGTACCTTGACTAAGTCTTCAACGATGAATGAGCTTTCATAGTGCTTGTTCAAAGTAATGGTAGTTTTAGTTTCTGTGTTGTAGTTTAGTGTAACAACAGTGTTCTGTGCTTTAAGGTTTGCAGAAATTGCAGATACGTTAGGTATTTCCAAAGTCTGACCACCGCTTTTAACATCAGCATCGTAGTGCTTAATGAGGGGTAATAGTACTAAGTTTGATTTAACAAAAGTTAGAACTTCTTTACTCCATACATTAGGTCGAAAAACTGAACCGGCGGTTGCGCCAATATTCACATTACCACTGCCATATGCGCCTGTTGTGGCCATAGTATATTCTCCAGTGTGGTTATTTGGTGTTTAGCCAGCCATTGCTCTGTTGATCTCATCGCGGTGAGCCATATACCAGTTATGGTCGTGGCTTCCTACAAGTTGATCTACATTCTCAGGGGTAATAGCAGTAGCGTTGCTTGCGCTGTTTACTGCATTGCCTCGAGGAACTGCGGCTTGCTGTTTTTGGGCTAGGTTAGTGAGAGCTTCTCTCTTACCTTGTGACTTAGCCACTTCGACTGGGTTGCTACCAGATTTGACAACTGCGTTTGCGTAGAGGCTTTCTAAGTCTCCAGCCAAATGTGGCTTGCTCTGCAGCTCTGCAATCATGGCTTGCTCAAATGGTTTTGCTTCTGGGTTACTATCAAAGAAATCTCTGACAGACATCTTAGTTTTGATTCGAGCTATTTCTAGCCTGTCATCATCCGTAAGACCTGCCGCTTGAGCTTCTTCGGTAATGCCCTGATCTATAGCCTTCTCCAGCTCGGAAGCTTTCTGTGCTTTAGAGTGCATAGCCTTTTCAGCGTTGCGTGCCATCTCTGCGACTTTCTCAATAGCTTCAGGAGAGTTAGGGTCTACACCCTTCTTCGCCAACCATGCTGCTGTGGAGTTGTCGTCTGTAGGTTCTTCTACAGTCGGCTCTTCGCTTTCTGGTGCATCTTGAGTAGTTACATCGGTGGCTTGTTGTTCCGCCGGTTCGACACTATCATCAACTGGTTGTGTTACTTCAGTAACGCCAGTATCATTGATAGTAGAATCGGTTGTGGTTTGTTCTTCCATCGTTGTACCTTTCTTTTGTCACCCGCCCAGACTAGGGGCGGAAACACCGGGCGGGGTGTTAATGATATTTATTCTCCGCTCCTAGTCTTGATTGGTGACTTACTTCTTTACTCCTCCTCTAACACTGTTAATGTGATCTACTACTAGGCGGATACCTTTAGCGCGTTGAGTATAATCTCGGGATAGTTCAGGGTCATTTTCTGCCTTACGATGCTGGTCAATAATCAGAGTACCTAGTACATCAAGCATCTCTTTACCCTCGTCAGCACTAAAGAAGCGTTCATAGCCCTTAGTTAGCTCTTCGCCGCTCACTGCATCATCTCCTCTGGCATAGGCATTTCTTCTTGCATTAATTCAGGTGGTAGTTCAACTCCTTGAGGCATAACACCACTAGGCAACTCTTCATCTACTGGCATCTCACCCATCATGTCCATAGGTAGTTCAGGCTGAGGCTGTATTAGGCTCTCTACTTCGTCAGGGTCTAGGTCAAATGATCGTGCTAATACAAGCTTCTTCAGCTCTTGTTGATTAACATCAGGGTCGTTAAGGAAAGCTGCTAACATCTCTTTTGCTTCAGCTGCAGCCTTTTGTTTCTTCTGTTGTACTTCGATGTCTAGTTGTACTCTTGGTTCGTATTCACCTTGATAATCTCTAGGGTCAAACTCTTCCCATTTAGCACCGTCTTTGCCTAAGATACGAACCATCATAGGATCAGTTACATATAGCTTAATCATTTCCATTACGATCTTGGCTTCTCGGTAAAAGCCTTCATTCTCTATTTGGGTAACTTTAAGGTTGATCCTTTGTCCTGCTCCTGCTATCTGTGCGTTTATTTCTGTAGCTGTAGCTTGTCCGTCAGACTTAACGCCACGAACAACCTCATTGCTTGCAGATGTTTCTCGTATGTCGCTCTTAATAGTTAAGCTCTCGTTATAGCTGTCTTGAGGCAATGACTGTATAGGTATAGGTGACAATGCCCCTGCTTCAACAGGATAGACTGCACCCGGCAAGTTCTCTATTTCATTAATAAGGTGAGCATACTTAGGATCAAGAGTATACATCTGGTTTAAGTTATAAGTAATAGCGTCATCACGCTGATTGGTATTGTCGTTAAGTCGCTCTTGTTGATCTGCTATGAAATCAACCTCACCCTTAGCGTAAAACAATGATTCATCAACATAGTCTCTAAGTGCTGCGAACGGCAAGATGCCACAAGGGAAAGGATCACCGTTAGCTTCTGACTTAGCTTTGAAGTAGTTAGTAGTATCCTCAATAACAACTGAACGATTAGCGACCGAAATAGTCTTATCTTCTGTCCAATACTCTATAACTTCTATCTGTTTGGTTTCAGGATCATTCACTGTAGACCCATACCACATGTCTTTTTCCTGCTTGTCGGTGGTGTCACCGCTCTTACCACTGTCCTGTTTAATCTTGTCTAGGTTGGTGTATTTCTTTTTCATTACACCTATTGGGTTACCAGTCGCGTCTACTTGATCTAAGTCTAGAACTTCAAAGCTCTCTAGCTCTTCTTTATTCGTTAGGTATCTACGACCCATATACCTAGCATCTTCTAAAGATGTAGCATTAGGATCAATAAAGAAATCTCTAAGAGGTACGATGATTTTGCTTGGGTGGTCTTTGTCCCAGAAGTAATAAGTTATGCCAACTCCAAGCTTGAGCATAGAGCGACCCCATACTATGTTCTTTACGCTCCAGTTGTCTTTATCCCAGTAATAATCTAATAGTGAGTTTAGTATGTCTGTCTTTTGATCGGTCTTATGTTCAGGTGGGAGGAACTCGTACTTTGGTTTCTGACCGAACAAAGCAGAGCATAGTGTCTCAACAGTACCAAAGGTCATAGGTACAAAGGTGTCGCTGATTCCCTGATAGCCACGCTTTACACGTTGCCCGTTGTAAAGGTAGTGATTATCTTTCCATCTCTTATGCCAAGAGCTTGCAGTATATTCCCAAGACGCATTAAAGTCCTTGATTACTGTATCAAGGCTTGTGTCTGGTTTTGTTTTAGAGGGGGAGGTTGTAGCCAACTTGTTGTGACCCTACCTGCCCGGTATGTACACACATTATAACATAATCGGGTTAGTTATTTAAGCTTTTATTGAGTGGTGCGCCCGGGCGAGGCCGTTCTTTTGAACGTGTTAATTACACGCACCACACAGCAAGAGCCTAGTGCTGATACTTCCTTTGCAACATTACTTTTGGCTTGAAGGGTTTAGGGGCTTCATTCAAGGGTTTAGAATTAGACAGAGCGAATGTCTGCATACCGTCTACAGCGTGTGAACTCCAGTCATGATAGGGTTGGTTCTTATATACCTTACGCTTCTCGTCAAACTCTTTGTGATATTGCATGAGCGAATCAATACCCTTTTCACACTTAGTCTGGTCGAACCAAGATCGAGACAGAATAAGTCGAATTGCATCAATACCCTCTTGCTTCTTAGAGGGGCGAGGTACTGTCTGAAATGTAATACCTAACTTCTGTGCTGTCTCTCTTCGGCTGATGCCAGTCGTAAGCTCTCGTACTTCTATGTCATGTGGTGCAAAGTGAGCGCCATAGTTATAACCCCTAGAGTTCAGGTGATTAATGTAATGCGGTAGACCCTCACCGTTATTCTCGTAGTAGTCTATAAATCTTATCTCTTTACCATAGAGTTGTGTGAACCATATCGTCGTGCTGTCATCTACACCTAAGTCCCAGTATGTATTTACTGGTAGTAGAGCATCATAGGGTACGTTGCCTATACGACCATCCTCTTTAGCTCGCTCCATGTGTACTGCGAAGTAAGCACCCTGAATAGGAGCTTCAAAGCTGGTCATAAACTCTTGTTCGTATAATTGATAGTCACCATAGAGTTCAAAGTATTCTTGCTTAATCTTCTCGAGTTCTTCTACGCTGAACACTCCACACTCTTTAGCATCTAGGTGTGACACATACCAATCATCATTTGCTATGGCTGATTCTAATAGTCTTAACCCGTGATTCTTGCCTCTTGGTGTCATGTTGAACCAAGCAAAGCCACCATTCTCTGCAAGGATAGGATATATATAACCCCATACCATAGGATCAATAAGTGAGTACTCAGAGAAACATACACCTACCGGGTTAGTACCAACAATCCTGTCTATATCTGCTGCACCTACTACCTGAATAATAGAACCATTGATAAGCTCTATCTTCATTTCAGTAGCGTTCTTAGACTTAACTAATTCTTTAGGTACATGGTCTATAGTCCTCATACCGTCTTTGTCTATGTTGTCCCATAGTGCTTTACGCCCCTGGTTGTATTCAGGAAATATATAATAATAATTACCTACTCGTTCTGCAGCTTTCTTAACTAGCCCATTAAAGCAAGACTTATCCTTGCCGTGCCTTCTAGGCCAGACTAATAGAACACGCTGAACACCACTATCAATAGACTTAAAGAACCCTAACTGATAGGGTCTAGGCTTGAATCTGTGGGGTATCGTTATCGTTGGCATCTGAATAGTTAATAGTTTGTATGGTTACATTTCCGTCTACTGTGGCTTCTAGCTCATGGCGTAAACTAAACTCTGCTTTCTTCCTGCGTTCTAAGAACTTCAAAGCTAGATCAGGGTCATCTTTTAACCCCTTTAGTACTGATTGCCTAGCTAAGAATATAGGTGATTCCTTCAATACAGCTTTTCTCTCTGAAAACTCTGGGTTGCTCTCTTGATATTTATATAGTGTGGCTGGTGATATATCAGCGTGTAAGCAAGCCTCATTATCAGAACAGCCTAAGCTAAAAGCGTACTCAAGCTTCTCTATTACTTCTTGTGTCATTACTGTAGGTCTAGCCATTACTTCTACTCTTCTTTTCTATATGAAATGTATTTACATGCTTCTTGATCTCAGGTGTTTTAGGTTTAGGTAGTATTACCTGTTTAATCTTTATGGGTTTCATAGCCATCCTAATCCCTTACCATTAGCAGTATTGTAGGTTAATCGCTCTACTGTGGTTCGCTTAGGCAAACTTTCATATTCCTTATAAGCTTCATGTATTTGCTCTATAGCATCTAATTCAGATAGGTCTTCTCTTATTCTTCTAATGATGTCTCTAAGCTTATTCTCTAATTGTTCTTCACCGTAAGTCATAGTAGCTCCCCAATTAACTTGTCTAGCTCGGAAATATTAGGTCCACTCACATATCTTGATTGGCTACTTCCTGTAATTACAGTTACCGGTACTAGCCTTGTGTTTGTAAGTTCTAGTAATGCTTTTAGATTGTCGTCTTCTGATATGTCTTTTATTTCGTACTCTAATCCCTTTGTGTTTAAGTGGTGGTATATGTGCTTACAAGGGCCACAGGTTTTTGATGAGTAAACTGTTATTGTTTTCATTTCTCTAAGTCTGCGAGTATCATTAGGTTTACTATTGAAGCTACTAGGTGATCCTCATCTGTCTGTCCATCTAAGTACTGGAACAGGTGTCTAGTTGCTGATTGTTGATAAGTAGTTACGTCTTGAGCGTGTCTCCAATTAAGTCTTGCGTATTTCTTCTCACCTTCCATGAATCTTTTAGCGATTCTTGCTGATACTGAGTACATGAGACCTAAATAAGTAAAATCGGGTTTCTGTGATTTATCTTCTCTGAGTAACTTGGTCATCTAACCCCCTCTTTAGCTCAGGTATACGCTCTATGACTAATACATAGGCTGGCGACCATCAAGGGACAGCCGCCAACGGGGGGGTAGGGCTTCTTCTAATACAACGTACTAGAAATACTAGCCCCAGAGCATATAACTAAGATTTAAATAAGAGATAGATTACCAGACTATTACCCTTTATTATACTACAAAACGCTAATGCAAGCAATAAAAATAGACCCTCTCGCAAGTGATTGGGCCTATTGGTCTAAGTTTACCAGAACTAATATTCTTCCGGGAACTCTTGTTTAGCTTTTAGCTCATAGTATTTTGCAATAATACTAATATAATGTTCGATTTTATCTAAATTAATTTTAATATCTTGTATTTGATCTTCCATAAGTAAAAACTCCTTTCTTCCCCCTGTATCAATATTATAACATTTAGTTATAGTAGTTATTGGTGTTTTCTGACTCTAGCTGGTCGTTGGCCTTATAAAGATTATCGCAGTCTGTTGTTCCGTTTATCTTTACATATTCAGTAGTACATTCAGAATCAGGTTGTGCTGGAGTCTTTAGTGCCATAACTAGCCAAACTACGAATACACTGATTAGTATAATCCATATAGCTACGTTCATGCCGTCATATTCTTTATTAAATATTTTCATAGTCAAATTATACTACTTACTCGGGCAGTTACGCTTCGAGTGTTCCTTAGACCTACATATAGGACACATTTACTTATCCTTTACTTTGATTAGATTTAAGCTCTCCTTAAGATGTTGGATGCGGTCTGTTACAGTGTCAGCTATAATTGCTTGTTCGCTGTGGTCTACAGATGTTGGGTCATTTGGGTCGTAGCCAACATCCAACCACTCACTATCATTCAGCAACTTTTCAAGCTCGTCTATCTTACTCCTAGTGATTAACTGGTTGAGTTTGGGCTGGGCGGTTTTCTTAACCTCGTCTATGGCAGCGTTCCAGCCGTCATCAAAGGTCTTTAAGTAGGTAGTACGCTCCTCTGAATGTCCAACTATGTTGCCGTCATCATCGTAGTTAAGCTTAAGCTCGATATGCTCTTTGTTGTGCCACTTAGGGTCGCTAGGTGGCTTTTTATCAGGCAGTAGCCAGTCTATGTCCTTAATTGGAGTGTCTTGGGGTTGGGATTGCGGATTATTGGACATCCGAGCCTCCTTCTGGGTCATTCAACACCAAGTCGCTAACTTCAGCGATGTGTTTGGGCGGAGCATACACGGAGTTCCACGGAAGCGGTACTTCGCTCATGGCTTTAATAGCCTCACGACGGTTATCGGCCTCATGTCCTAAGGCTTTGGGTGTTATCGGGTCTTGCGAACTGCCCAAGTCTCTACTAGGTAGGTCAGGTTGTTTAGTCACTACTTCTGCTCCTTTGGCAGTTTGTGCTTCCAAGGGAAAAAGTCCACTACTGAACTTAAATTAACCCACATAGTACCGACAGGCTCTACTTCGTCTAGTGTGCCGTCTTTAATAGCATTACTGAAACGGCCTGAGTCAGCTATCCAAGCAGAGTCCTCTAGCTGGATGAACGCCCCCATTCTCTTTGTAACTTTACCTGTGCAGTGGTAGGTTACTGTCCTGATGTACAGCCTTTGTCCAACTAAATCATCTAGCGTAGAAATATCTACCAATTCGTCTGCGTTTAACTGTTCCTTGATTTTCTCGTAAGTTTCGTCACTGATTTCTAAAGTTTTCGTCATCTTATTATCTCCTTAAATTAGTTACTTGTTTAATACCTCGACCCCGACCTCGACCCCGACCACGACCACGACCTCGACCCCGACCACGACCTCGACCCCGACCTCGACCCCGACCTCGACCCCGACCTCGACCCCGACCTCGACCACGACCCCGACCTCGACCCCGACCACGACCTCGACCCCGACCACGACCTCGACCTATCAACCCACCATAATGTATTGACGTTACCAATTTGTGCTATATTACTCATTTCCAAATAACTCCTTTAGCTTATTACGCATTTCTGCTCTTACTTCGTTAGCACCGTTTATCTCATTAGTTACTTCTTGGTCAAATCTAGAGTTGCCACTTAATTTTATTATCTTGTCATCCTCACCCACTACTTCTTTTAATATAAGGTCGTATAGGGCAGATTTAGCTTTCTTAAGTGAGATGGCATCTATAGTCGGCTCGTCATCATCTATCCATCCGTAAGCCTCAATTTTATTTAATATCTCATCTATAGTTTTGTCGCTCATAACCGCTCCCTTATCTTATCCTTCTCTAAGTTTATATAATACTGCTTTTTGTATTCTTCTCTATTGCCTTGTTGTCTAAGTAGTGTGAGGTCTGTATTAGAGCCTATAAGTTCATCTACTTTGTTTACTAGCATCTTTAATTGTATGTTGTTTAGTTCTGGTAGGTATAGCTTAGCCCATTGTTCAAAGGTCATAGATTGTACCGTCAAGATCCATCATAATCGCCTCATTTTCAAGATCTGCTACTGCAAAACCTCCCTCACCAAACTTCCTAGTGTGTAGCTGTAGAACTCTTTTGCCCCAACTTCTCATGGGTGTTTCTTCTGAAGCTAAAGCTATGTGCTGGTCTTTATTAAAAGGTAGTCTTAGGCTTCTTTGTACGGCGTATTTAGCTAAGGCTCGGTCAGCTTCTCGAGGAGGCTGGATTTCGCCCAAAACACTTAATATATGCTGATGGTCTTCTAAAGTAATAGCTGGGTACTCTATTGGTGTAGCTTGTAAGATTTCGCTCATATCACCCCCACAAAAGCTAGGAAACTTGCCAGGCAAAACAGGTTGAACGCAACAAGAATACCCAATAATATTAATAGTAGTTTCATTTTATTCACCATAATCAACAGGTCGCTGATTTCTTATGCGTTGTTTTTCTTCTTCGATCTCTGCATCCCATACAGCGTCTATAACTTCTCTTGAATCAAACTCAATGGTGTCTTGCATTGCTACATCACCGTATCTCTCTGGATGTACTAATGTTCGTGCTAACTCCCCTAATTGTTGTTGCTGTTCTGCTTTCATTTCTAACCCCCTCTCTTTACCAAAAGTAAAGATATGAACCTATTAAGTAACCGATTGATATTAACGAGATAATCCCTGTACAAGCCCAAAATAGAAGTCTTAGGTGTTCTATAGATATATGGCTTTCTTGGTCTAACCTCTTGATAGTGTTCTTTCCAGTCGCCCATCTGTACATAATGTCGCCTATACTTTCTTGACATATTGAGGTACGCCATCTTTGTAACCTGTTAGTTTGTAACCTCTACGACTTAATGAGCCACCCTTAGAGCCTAGTTTCTTGGC